CAAGACTCATGAAAATGTTTCTAATTCCGTTAAATATGTTAGAAAAAGCTTTGCTGTCTTTTAAACGAGTTAAAGCATTATCAAAAACAGTAGTTAATATACCGCTCCACGTTTTGAACATGTCTATAACTGGAGACATGCTGTCATGAATCGAATCGATAACATCGATCAAGCTGTTTAACGCCGGTATCGTGTCGTTTGCTATAGGCGATGCAAAGTCAGCTCCTATTCTGGACAAAGCTGCTTTTATATTTGATATGGAACCTGTGAATGTTTTATTTGCATCTTTGGCGTGCTTTCCAAATGCGTCTGTCATGGCCTTGGAAAACTGCTTAAAATCTATTTTTCCTTTGTGCACCATTTCGTGCACCTGAGCTTCGGACACATGTAACTGCTCGGCCAGAACTGCAGAAACGTTAAGACCTCTATATGACAGTCTTGTGAGTTCGTTGGTCATGAGACGACCTTGAGAAGCTACGGTCGTAAATACATCAGCTATATCCGCAAACGACGAACTAGTCATTGCAGCAACGCCGGCCACGCCCAGCAACGCTTGCTCCATGTCTTTGCCAGCGCTAACTCCAGACGCACCAAATGAAGCAGCCGCTCTAGCAGCTTCATCAAATCCGTACGCGGTTCCCTTTACTGCAGCTAATGCGTTATCTCTTATTGTCTCTACATCCAAGCCCAAACCTTTAAGCATGAACTCAGCTTGCTGTATGTTTAAAGCTCTTGCCCAACCACCTGATCTCATTTGCCCAAGGGATATGCTCCACAAACGCTTTCCAAAATTTATAAGACTGTTAGTGAGTTGATATACCACGGTGGCGCCAACAATACCCAGTTCAGAGAACCTGTTCTGTATAGCCCTCACCGCGGACTCTATTTTGTCAAGCTTTATTCTACTAGCGGCATCCGATATCTGATCAAATGCCTTCCCCCCGTGGAGATTATCTATGGTAGCTTGAAATTTATCAAGAGAATTCATAGACTGTTGGATGTTTTTTTCGAACGCGTCGTTGTTGAATTTCATTTCCAACACTTTAGCGTTATAATCGTCGGCTGTTAGTGCCATAATAAAACATCTCCTTTCTTTTAGTCGTAAATTATAGCATTCCAAGCATCTTGAGCAAGCTGCTCAAATATAGGTTGCATTGCTGGTGTTATAAAGTCGTTCGGTTCTACCCATCCTCCATTTCTGGTAGCGTGCCCATATCTCAACAGCACGGCTATATTGAACGTGTAGCCCGTTTTATTTGTAACGTGGTTTGTATTATACCACGCGATTTTGCAAGTTTTCTTATCGTTTGTGATTTCGTATGTCCACGAATCTGCGGTCAATCCGCTATCTTTTGGCGTGGCGTCTTTTAAAGCCTTAACGCCCATTTGTCCGTATTTGTCCAATATATTCAAATAATCTCGTTTTAAACAGTGATTTAAAAACTTAGTAGTCTTGGAGAAACTTCCAGTTTGACTGAATTTTATCATACTCATAGACACAACTCCTAGGACATTTCAAAGTCAATATTAAACGGCGGTTTGCGGCCAGCCGAACTGAATACCGCAAGCTACCATTTTGATGTTATCAGCCACCGATTCCGCCAAGGATCGTAAATACTTCGTCGGGAAGAGGAAGTCTAGCGTCTGTAGCTGTAGCTGTGGTTGTCTTTGCATAGTAGGTCTTCATAGCGTCAAATGTTGTGTCTGCGCTGAGTACGTAAACATTACCAGTCTTCTCATACCAACCCTCAGTTACAGGATTCTCACTTCCGACAGGAGTAACTTTGGTGTATACATCCTCTGCGTCTGTACCCCAAAGAATGTTCTCAAGAGCTGTAAGCTTAGCCTTGTCTTCTGTCGAAGTAAACGCTGTAGAATCGACTGTAAGCACGCAAGAGTTCTTGTAACCTGTGATCGCTACAGGTACACCGGTCATTTCCCAGCTGAACTCGATAGCTTCAGGAGAGTCATTTACAGTGCTGTAACCTCTCTCAGAAGGAGATGCTGTAAGACCGTAGATAAGGTGAAGCTTGTATCCGTAGTCGTTGGCATCTGTGTCATTACCGATGATTGATCTGTAAGAGAAACCAAAGGTCTTACGAGCCTGCTGATAGATTCTTACACCCTTTACAGGGAATGCTGAACCATCAAGCTCTGCGAATTCGTCAGGATAGGTGTATGCTGTAACAGTCATACCGAACTCCTCTGCAGATCTAAGTGAGAGATACTTGATGTTATCAGCATAAAGAGCTGTCTCGTCTGCACCAGAAGGTGACTCTGTTACACCAGTGATACCATTCCATGCATAACCCTTGTCATAAGCCTTAGACGTGCTGTTATAAGGGTATACGACGGCCCTGTCGTCACCAGTTTCATAAAGATGTTCTGCGGTCTGATCCCAAACTAATTTAGCCATTTGTTTTTCCTCCTAATTAAAATGTTGTTGTTAGTATATCGTGATGTAATCCGTCTGCTACGTAGTGCCTTTCATGAGAAAATGTGAGACCTTCGTTGTTGAAAAGGAACTTGTCGACGAGATCACTATCTACGTCATAATAAATTAATGTTAGATCGTATCGTTGCTTAGCAAGATACACGTTGTTGTTTGCAAAATTTGTGTCGATTCTTTCTCGAGTATACCTGACACAAGGATAATGCATTGTGACGGACGCCGGGGGCTCAAAATATAAATTGTTAGACCCGAGGATCCTTCTTAACCTGGCGTCTAGCTCAAGCCTGCGGTCCAGTCTCGCCATTATACACACCTCCTATTTCAAGAATCAATCGTGGAGGCTCGACGGAAACAGATCCAACCTTCCATTTGGCGCCGAGCCAGGCCACGTATTGAATGTTTTGAAAGTTTTGAAAGGCGTATGCGTCCGCAAGTATCTCGATTTCGTTCGATATGGTCATATCATCATTAACTTTATCACTCGACCGATTGCGTCTGGACACACGATTAACGTCGCCCCTATACATACGTTCAATGATGGTAGGTTGCCAAACACTTGGACGAATTTCGTTCAAAACTTTAAAACCAATGACGCCTGCGAACTTCATACTTACCTCCGTACTTCCATTTTATTGGGTGCATCCTGTATAATTCCCTCAAGCTCCTCCCATGCCATTGTTGCCAAACCCGCCAGTAGGCGCAACCTGTATGATCATACCATTAGCATTTGAATCACCTAATGCCATTTTGTTTTCCTCCTCATAAAAGTGTGTGATGGTTTATAGTGTCGTGTTGAGGCGTTAATGTGTTAATGTATTTCAAGAGGTAGCATTTTGTCTTACCTCTTATACTACTATTTTGATGATTTAGCGGTTTTCTTTTGTTTTGTTATAGAACTCGACTGACCTTTTAACATGCGATCTACTTCGGTCTTGCCGTTTTGAGCCATTTGGCGTTTACGTTTCTCGTTTTTATAAACAGCATATGCTGTCGCACCAAGACCGGCAGCTATGATAGCTCCAGCAACGATTTTTCCTCTAGTCGCCCTAGATTTATTTAATTGTGACAACTGATAGCTATGTCCGTTGCCGCGTCCTATATACTCGTGTTTTTTGTATCCTTCTTTTAAATAGTCCTTACCGAATTCACGTGGAATAAACTCAGAATCTAGGTATTTGTTCTTTTCTGCCAGCGGTCTCTTATCAAAATAGTCTAAGTCATGTTTGTATTTTTCTCGAATGCGGTCATAAAAATCAGCGTCAACTTTAACCCTGTCAAATCTCTTAACCGGTTTACCAAACTGTTTTCTAAATTTTGCTTGGTTTTCCTTCGACAAACCGTCGTAATCTTTAGCGTCGATGTTTCTAACAACACTTTTTATATTATTAGAACCGTCTTCTAAGTCTCCGGTGAAAAACTTACGAATTGCGTTTAATGATTTTGAATTCGTACCAGAACCTTCGTTCTTGTACTTAACGAAATCGTATTTTCCAGTAGGTTTTACAAATTCATACATTTTTCTTTCGGGATTCCATTTTTTTAGCTCTTCTATAGCTGCGGCATCTCTTTTTGTAGTTCTTGACGCGGCGATTTTACCAACGTTTCCAGCGATCGCAGTTCCGAGAGCACCTCCGGCCGCTATTCCAACACTATTCCTAACGTTGTAACGACGTTTTAACTCTCTTTTTCCAGCTTTAGTAAGCGATCCGTCAGGGTTGAAATATCTTTTTCTTCCTTCTGGCGTTAATGTTCCGTCGGGATTCTGATAACGTCTTATACCCCATTTCATACCTTTTATACCATGATGATATATGGAGTTATAGTCATATTCAATGTATGCTCTATAATCGTTTGACATTTTATCACCTCACATTTTTTTAATTTTCATTTTCACCCACCGTTTTATAGCTCTACCTTGGGGGGTGTTAAAGAACGTGTAAGTAGCCAATAGACCAGCGCCTATAGTCCCCAAGTCGTTAAAAACTTGTCTCGCTCCATGCACCGCTTTTCCTCCATACTCTGCGGCTTTTGTTATTCCGCTTTGCTTTTTTGGTTTTGTCGCCTTAGCAAACTCTGAAATATCTTTTCGTCTTTTGATCGCATACTCTCGTTCTTCTCTTGTCAAATCGTCATAGTTTCTTTCAAACGCTTCTGTAGAATTATAATATTCTTTTCTGCGTTTTTTACCTTCCGCGGTCAATGTGCCGTCTTCGTTCTGATAACGTCTCACACCCCATTTCATACCTTTTACGCCGTGATGGTAAAGTTCCTCTGGTTCCGGTTTGTTTATCAGATCATATTGTGATATAAGTTCCGGGGAAGGTTTTATTAACAAGCCATAAAGTTGTTCGTTTGTGTACATCGATACGCACCTCCATAATCGTTAGACATTTTATCACCCCTTGCTATGTAATTTAGCACGACGAGCTTTGTTCAGCGCTGCATTCTGTGCTAATATGTCTTTCTTGCTCATCTTTTCCGGATTGTTTTTGGCATTACAAACTCTTATTAATGTCGTCAATCTATTTAAATGCCACTTCTGAAACTCTATTGGTATCTGAAGGGCTATCATTTGCCAATATATTACTTCGGATGTAAGTATCTCTTTCTTCGGTTTTTTTGCACCTTCAAACCCTGGTTTTTTCTTTTTCTCGTCTCCGAACCACGTGGCGGTCATAGGATCGTTTATATAACTCATTATATCTTGTATGTTTTCGCTAGTTAAACTTAAGTATACTAACGGATCCACATTTGCCGGTGATATCGTCATGCATTTAAAATAATCTACTATTTTTTCCGTTGTGTCTAATGCTCCTTCGACCAAAAACGGTTTTTTCCAGTTTGCTTCCCATTTTGAAACGGAGATCAGAGAATGCTCTAAAACGAGCGTGGTTTCTTTTACATTTATAAATTTATTGTTTTCTTCATCGTAAAACTCTTTGGCCGGTACGTGTATCGTCTTAGGCATTCTCTTCCTCCAAATGTATTAGTTCTGCTTTCCGCCAGGAATAACTTCGTATCCAACTAACTTATTAAGCTCGTTGGGATCTGCTTTTGCTATTCCGTCAGCTACTTCCTTAGGTACAACAGCGTTGATAAAATCAGCCATAGCTTTGTCTCCGCCGTCAATAAACTCCATCATAAGCTTGTCGTATGCCGGATGACACTGGAAACGCTGTCTGATCTCTGGACTCTTGAGGAACTCTTCCCCATCTGCTGACTTTTCGCCATAGCAAGAAAGTACAAAATCTTCAAAGTAACTGTATATTTCGCGATTATCTTCGGACTCTACCATTTTCTTGATTTTTGCTCTGAGACCGCCGTTCTCCACGAGCTGCATCTTTGCAATCTCTGTCTTTGTCAAGTGAAAGTAGAAATTCTTCGTCTTCTTGTTTCCGTTGTAATCTTCATAAGTGATAGTTTTTGTTAACATTAATTCGTCCTCCTAATTTATAAAAGGCGGCCAGCCGAACTGAATACCGCCTGATTATGTTACACTACCATTTTGATGTTATCAGCCTGCTGCTCTAGCGATCTCGATAACGATAGCACTCTTAGGCTTAACAAGAGCGCCAGATACACGAGTCTCCATGAGGTACTTCTGCTGGTTTACATCGATATCGAACTGTTCGAAGTTGTTGATCTCTCCGCCACGATCTGTACCGATGTTGTAATCCGTAGGATTGAAGATAATAGCTGCAAGATCGTAAGTTGTAGTTGTTGCATCGGCTCCAGTACCTTCAGTGATAGTTCTGTTGATACCTTCCATGATCTCAACTTCCTCGATCTCCTTAACGCGGCACTTTGTAGCAAGCTCGTTCTCTGTCTTGTAAAGGCTGTAACCGTTACCGTCCTCGAGAAGAAGCATGTTGGTCTTGTACTCTGCTGTTGTGTACATTGTAGGATTGCCAGAACCCTTGTACTGAGTACGAGCCTTGATAGCAGCTCTGATGACTCTCTTTGCTCTAGCATCATCTGACTCATTAGCTATATAAGGAAGTCTGATCTTGATAGCGTAGAGATCTGCGTCGTTGTATACGGGCTTGATGTGATCCTCGGAGATCTTATCTTCGTATGCTGTGCTACGTCCATCACCAACAAGAATGGCTCTAGCGATTTCCTCGTTGAGCATTCCTCGCATTTCCTTCTTGATCCAAGAAACTACGTCGAAATCTGTGATATCAACGATATCATCTCTGTCCATCTTCTGCTTCTTGTATACTGTCTGAGGTGTGATGGATCTCTTAAGCAGAGTGAACACTTCCTCTACCTTCTGGTTGCCCTTGATATAACCTTTAGCACGAGCTTCATCAGCTGTAATGTCAGCGAACATCATCTTAACTCTGCTGAAAGGTGTGTGATGAGCAGCGCCAAGAAGCTTCTCTGCCCAGCTCTGATCTCTCATGATGAAATCAGGTTCACCGGAAGTGAAGTTCTTTACATCAGGGAACAGCCAATCTACGTTAGCTACGCCGTATGTCTGTGTTGATCCGTCTTCGTTTGTAGGGTAGTTTGCAGGAGTAACTGCGTGTGCGAGAACGCCGTCAGCGTCTTCCATGTGATGCTTTATTGATTCTGTAAGGCTTCCATACCTCTTCATGTCTGCGAGAACCTGCTTGCGATCTTCTAATGTGATTGCGGGTCCGCTTACATGCTCGTCATTTTCAAATACGTTGTGTTTCATGTCGTCTTCCTCCTCGTCATCGTCGTCGGCGTCTCCACCGGTTGCTTCTTCTACTGCCTGCCCAACCAGAGCATAGCAAACTTTCTTCTGCTTTTCGTTCATTGTGTTCCATACGTCTTCGATTGTTTCTCCAGATGACTCTTCGTCATCTTCATCGTACGCGTGCTTCATATCATCCTCCTCATCATCGTCTTCATCTTCGTCCTCGTAATCATCATCTTCATAGTCTTCTTCATCCTCGTCATCTTCGGTGTCGATAGACTCCATTCCATGATAGATGATAGCTTCGTCGAGGTCTTCGATCTCCTCGGGGTCCATATCAAATCCATGAGCTACTGCGACAGAATTTCTGTCAATAAGTGCACCAGGATTGCATCCTCCGAGTACAAGACTTACTTCTCTGATCACGCCGTGCATGACATTCTTTCCGTTCTTCTGAAGCTTGTTCGCGTAAATAGAAAGAGCGTCGATGTCGTCGTTTCCGAGACATTCTTTGGCATGCTGAGCCTTTTTGGAATTATTGAACTTACAGTGTGCGTATACGCAATCGTCCTTTTCCTCAAGTATAGCATGACCGATAACGTTTTCGACATCTCCGTGCTGGTGGTTCCATACGAGTGGTACTTTCTTACCGTCACATCCGTTGAAAGCGCCAGGAGCAAGTGTCAAACCATCTTCACACTTGATGCCGTATTTGGTAGCTATGCCACCAAAGTCAAACTTTCCTGCCATTTTGATGTTTCTCCTTTCTTAGTATTGTGTTTCATCTGGGTTGATTTCTTCGTCCTCTGGAAGTTCTCCAACATCCGTCGGCATTTGCTCCATAGGGTTTATGTTCGGGTTACTAAGCTGATTTGCTACTGGTTCATCAGACGGTCTGTATCCAACGATAGATCTTGCTTCGTTCGGAGTGAGTACCTGAGACCTTATCAACGGCTCTATAACCTTAGAAATATTTCCTATAGGAACAAGCTTAAACGAATTCTGAACAAAGTATATAGACTGACCCTGTGTTATAGCAGTTGTGCTCAACCATTTGCGTGTCATCTCTGTCGTTATTGCAGAGAGCACCGGTTCGATCACGTTGTTTCGATAATTCAACTGCTTCTGTTCATCAGCGGTTCCGTTTAGAATCTCTTCACAAATACCAAGCTCAGAATAGAACGTTTTGGTAAGGTATTCTATCTGATACATTAGATTGTTTTCAAGAGGTCTATTAAGCTGAATGACTTTCTCGGTAGCTCCAAGATAAGCTATTCCGTACTTCTGGTCAGTCAATTGGTTTTGTATGTCCTGTCTACGCTCCGTAGCAATCTTTTTCTTCATCGGAGACGATACGTCATAGGGCAACTGTACGATCATGTCAAGTTTACCAGCCGACAGCTGATCGTCTATAACGTCTAATAAATTTAACTTGGTTATTAGCCTTCTACCGATGGAGTTTGGCTCGTTCATAACTGCGTAGAACGGGTTTTCTATTATAGCTACAGACTTCTTAGGGAGTGTCACTTCTCGTTTTCTTCCAGTTTCGTCATCATACAGCTCGACACGAACGTACTTAGGATACCACTGTTTGATCTTGGCAGTTCGTAACTCGTATATCTTGTAATTTTCTTCCGATATGATGTTCTTTGACGTTAACGTTGGAACGACCGCGATTACACCCTCGTCGAACATGGAAAGCACAATATCCTGAATGAGGGATCTTCCGGTTTGATCGATATTGGCAGATAGCGTTAAACATTTATTTAAGCTGTCGTTTATCGTATCTTCAAAAAATCCTTCGTCATTCTTTCGTATGTGTTCCACGTCAACCGCAGCGCAATCTATAGCTATTCTGTTATACACCGCGTTTACGATGGATCTGTCGCCACCATATATCACGCGTTTCTTGTCCGGTCTTGTAGAGTATGATGGACCAAGATTCTTACCGTAGAGGGTTGGATCTCTACCTCGGAACACGTCCCAAGCTCTTTTTGCCCTTTCAGTTATTGAGGACATTTAAAACTCTCCTTTCGACACTATCATTTTGATGATTTAATAAAATTGATCTTTATAAACTTTGTAAGCAACCCAAGCATCAAGCAGTGCTGCCACATTGTCTATCTTTTCCTCATATCGTTTCTTTAAAAGCTTTCTGTTTCCGTTTGTATCCTCGAGAACAACGCAGTTACCCATAGCAAATTTCATCAACTCCTGATCAAATATAAGTTTGCGATCTGTCGCCATGTCTTTTATCTCACCGAGAGGTACTGATTCGGTCTTAACGCCCTGAGGAACCTTCTCGATAAAGTATTCACCGTGTTGCTCTGCCCATTTTTGGATAAACTCTTTTGCATTGTATGGATCGTATCCGAGACACGATACGTCATACTCGTTTTCATCTATGTACCGATCAAGATCGTCATAGACTTCCATCATATCAAGTACGCTTCCCTCAAGAACAATCAAACTTCCTTCGTCAATAAACTTCTGATATAGCTCTCTGGGGGCGGAAGGAAGTCTAGAAAACGTTCTTGTTGTAATATAACTCCTTGTCTTGACACCAAATTCACCCATACCGAGCGGAAATAAAAACGTAAATGCACAGAAGTCATCACCCTGAGACAAGTCAGCTCCGAGGGCACAAGACATCTGCCAGAAATTACGCTTGCGGTGTGGTGTTATTTCGTCAAACGTAAAGAAATATGTATACCCCTCCATAGGTATACCAAATCTTTTTGCAAGAATATCATTTCTAGATGCGGGAGCGTTCTCAGCTCGTTCCTTATCCTCCTGATACACTTCATAGCTGACCGTGATGCCGAGATTCGGGTTAGCTTTTAACCACATCTCGGGATCTTCTACTTCTTTAACGTCGTCTAAGCAGTAATACCAGATAGACACATGCTCGGCCGAGTATTTACCTCGTAAAATATCAAGCAACTCCATCTTAATTGTGTCGCCTGGACCATTTCTAACTGTTCCTTCTGAAGATGCCGCAACTATTAGGTAATCTGGAAGTTTAGAAGCGCCCTGTTCGATTGCACCTATAGGATCTTCGCGAATATCACAAGAAAGCCATTCGTCAACCGTGGCTATTTTACATCTTAGACCCTGAAGTCTATCGATCGTCATAGGTAGTATTCGCAGTATAGAATTTGTTAGCGTATTCACTATTCCAGCTTTTGACGAATATAGCTTTCTTCTGGAATCCGGGTTTCCGGTGGTATTCTGATTCGAACCCATCGTAAGAACCTTAAACACCGATCCGGGGGCTCTTGCTATTGCAGTACGTAACGGACCCAAAACCTCATCGGACTGTCTCATTGTAGGAGATGTGGTTATCTGATCGGTCGTCTCTGGATCTGACACAAGATGGAACCCTTGTATACTCTCCAGATACATGGTTTTAGCAGCGCCTCTTGCGACTATTAGGAATTGTTTTCTAGTAAGACGTTTCTTAACTCGCTTTTTTACGTATTGACCTTTTGCACCATTGGATCCTCGTACATAAACGAGCTTATCTACGAATTCGTACCAGCCATATACGTCTTCTGCCCACAGCTTAAATGCATCCGTTAATACTAAAGGGGAACCGTCAGTGAGAGTTAGTTCTGTTTCGGCAAATAATATGTAAGCTTCTACGGCCTGTTCGTCGTAATAATACCTTGGATCTTCTATTCTCCGATCTATTCTCTGCATTTGCAAAGAGACGTATTCGTTTACAGGTATCTTACCACTTAATACTTTCTCTCTGAATTCCCCGTAATATTTCGGAGTCGCTGTGTTTGATAACATGTCTTACTCCTAGTTATGTTTGTTTTCTTTGTTTCTCCTGTATCTTTTTGGCTTTCTTATTGTATTTACGAACTCGCTTTACTGTTCCATGCAGGTCGTGCAAAGCCATTGCTCCGAGTATAGCAGGTCTGCTAAGATCTATAAGTCTGGATGCTGTTTGTCCAACTGGCAACTTTCTACCAGCTATTCCTAAAGTTTTACCAAGCTTTCCGTTCAGACTGAATGTTTTGTTATTTAACTTGTCACTATTAAATAACTTGGTGGATAGAATTCTCGACCCTCGGTTATATCCTAACATTCCTAGCTTTCCGCTGATCTCGTCTTTCAAAATATCGCCTTTGTCTTTCCAGGCCTGCTTTCCGATCAACTTTAATCTACTATCTACTTTTTCTTATTATCTGTCGATTTTTTAGACTCTTGCGCCGGGTTGCGTCTGCTACCTGTTCGTCCAGATTTTCTTTTGAGATAGTATTCATGCCAGTTGTAATTTAAAGGGTACGGAGGCCCTTTTCTGTCGCCCCAATGGGTTCCTGGGACTCCGTAATGATAAATGGAATTATAGTCGCATTCGACGTATGCTCTATAATCGTTCATAAGCGCTCCTTATCTTCCATTTTGATGTAGCATTTGCTGTATCTGTTGTGCCTGTTTTACAGCAGTGTCGTACTGAGCCTGTAGAGATCCCGCATGGATTGAGTTGGTAGTACTGCCACATTATTCACGCCTCTTTTTAAGTCCCGCTTCGACCCTCGGCCATTCCGAAAGTTAAGTAGTGTTCGTAGTATTTTGGCCAATCGTTGCCGAAAGCCGAAACGAGATCTGGATTGTTAGATCGGTATGCTACAGGATCGAAATTAGCAGATGCCATTCTACCCTCGTATCTACCGAAATTTGCGAAATGTGTCCATAAATGCTCTGGATTGCCGTGGTATACAGCGTTTAAATCCGGGTATCTAGCATTGTAGAATTTCGGATCAAATACGGGTCTGTAATCTATTCCGCCTATTGTATAAGCGGATGCCTTCGCCGGATTCTGTGCTCCGAGCATTAGATTGACCTGCTGTGCTATCCACGGGTGTTTACTCATGAGATAGTCTCCGGGGCAAGCTTTGTTCGCAAACCACCTATGGACTGTCATGTTCTGCTTGTCGACCTGACAGATAAGCTTTTTGTCATTGCACCATTTAAGCATCGGTATGCCGTTACGCCTACAAATATCAACGAGTAGTGCCACAAGAGCACCAAGAGCCTTGTCCGACACATGCCACCCCGTATTTGCTCCGCCATCATTCGCCACCTCAATGGTGATCGCGCGCTGATCGTTTGGAGCATTGGCTGTAGCCCATGAACGATAGTTTTCAGGAACCGAACAAGAAATATCACCATTCGATCCGACACAGTAGTTCGAGGAACACTGTCTTGACTTGTTCATGAATAGATCTGCACAACGCTTAGCTGTAAGATTGCCGGCCATGCAATGGATCGTGATGGTGTCGATCTTCTTTACTCGTTTGGATTTGCACGGGGACACACGGACGTAGGAGACAAGCGAGGAATAAATATCACTCATCGCCTTTACCACCATACATTTCGTCATTAAACTCTTTGTTTTTGAGATAAATGCCTGTTGATACCTCAAGCATTGTACCAAGAAGAGTTGCAAGTGCGGCAATGGTCATATTGACCTCGTCACCAAAAGGCAATCCCCATATCTGAGCGAGTGCCAGATAGAAAACGCCGAGTGCAGGTAAGAATCTCTGAATTTTTGATAAAATATCATAAAGATTGTTTGGTAACATGTTAGTCCTCCTTAAAATATCGTTTTCCAACAGTAGCGGATCCTTATTAACTGGAACCGCTACTACTAAACCTACGTTTTCT